GTAAATTCAGATGGTACATCTAAGAGAACTTTATATGATTCTATAAAATCACAATTCTATCTAAACCCATCAACCTCATCAATCTTAACAGAAGTTGGTAAGAGAGTATCTTATGCATCTACTGATGAGAGAGTAATTGGTGATACTATTGGTGTGATTGCAATACCACAACAAAAATATGGTGAAGGGTTAAAGGTAGGTTCTGTTGAATTGGAATATGGTTCAATCACTGTAACCGATGATGGTAATTCAAACTTAATTGATTCTGCTAGTAATCATAAAGGTAATGTATTTTATGATAGGGGATTGATTGTACTTACCGATGGTATTGTAGATGATACGACTATCAATACATTTGATGTATCATATCGTTCAACAATGACTATTTATGAAAATGAGATATTTCTATCGGTAAATGAAAGTGAATTTAACGTATCACAAAACCCATCGGCATATGATGGTACAAATAAAATTAAATTAAATACAATTCAATCTACAATAGAACCAACTAAGTTTGGTGGATTTGGTGATTATGATTACTCATCTTCAGTTGACCCTACTGGTTCTTATTTAGCACCATTCATTACAACAATAGGGTTATATGATAATGAATTGAATATGGTTGCGGTATGTAAGTTACCAAAGCCCATTAAATCATTACCTGATTATCCGTTGAACTTTATTGTTCGTTTCGATACTTAATTGATATTTATATACACAAAGGAGAATAATTATGACTTTAGAAGAAAGATTAAAACAAACACCACCGGCATCATCAAAAGCAAATACTAAAGGTGGGGATAAGACCCCATTAGAAGCAGATGGTGGATTGGATTTATCAAAAGATGAAAAGGCTATTGAGAAATCAGGTGGTAGAAAGTTAGGAAAAGGTGCAGCAGGGCATAATCCATCTAAACCTTATTCCGATTCAGTTAAATAAGACTTTATGTCAAATTGGTTATGGGAAGGTAACGATGTTACCGAAGATGTTATACCTGAAGATGCCGTAGGATTTGTTTATATAATAGAACATATACCTACTGGCAAATACTACATTGGTAAGAAATCCTTAGAAAGTGTCCGAAATGTAAAAATCGGAGTTAGAGAGTTAGCTCGTATCAAAGAAGAACGAAAGTTGGCTGGTATACGAGGTTCACTACCTAAAAAGAAAAAAGTTAGAAAATCTTCTGACTGGGAAAAGTACTACTCATCCAATGAATGGATTAAGGAGCAAATCACCGAAGGTAAGAGTGATGAGTTCAAACGAAGTGTACTACAATTTTGCTATTCAAAAAAATCCTTATCATATTATGAAGTACATTGGATGTTTAAATACGATGTCCTATCAGATGATAATTCCCTCAACGGAAACATATTAGGAAAATTTTATAGAAAAGACTTGGATAATTAAAATATTATTCGTATATTTGTTTATTAAATGTATATACACTAAAAATAATATTATGAATTTAGAACAAGTAGCAATTGCATATGGTATTAATCCAAATAACCTAAATGCAAAAGATGATGGTTTGAAGATAGCCGTTAAATCAATCAAAGATTTGGTAAGGCAAATGGAGCAACGTAATGTTGATGCTCAAACTATATCTCAAGTAAAGAGACTGGGTGAATTCTTATTTGCCGTATCCGATTCTCAAATGGGATAATTTGGTAAATCCAAATAAATTTCGTATATTTACGCAAAATATAATTTAATGCTCTCCGCAAGAAATAAATTAGTTGTTATAAATGTATTGGATTCTACATTAGGTGTTGGTTCATCTATGAAGGGAAACGAACAGGCACATCATTGTCCTTTTTGTCATCATCATAAAAAGAAACTACAAATAAATTTAGATTCTCAATATTGGCATTGTTGGGTATGTGATTCCAAAGGAAGAAGTATCCAATCACTTTTGCGGAAGCTAAATGTGGATAGAAGTGATTTATCAAAAATCATTTCTATATATGGGGAGTATAAACCGTCTACTAATCATATGGAGGTTGAGAAAATACAACTCAAACTTCCTAAAGAATTCAAACCACTACATCAGAAACCAAAATCAATCGATTTTGCATACAATCAAGCATTGGGATATCTTTACAATAGAGGTATTACTATGGATGAGATATTGAAGCATAATATTGGATATTGTGAAGATGGTATGTATGGTGGTAGAACTATTGTACCATCATATAATTCCGATGGTGAATTAAACTATTTTGTAGCACGTTCGTATTATTCTGATAATACAATGAAATATAAAAATCCACCTGTTAGTAGAGATGTAATTGTATTTGATAACCAAATCAATTGGAATGAACCAATTACATTAGTTGAGGGTGTGTTTGATTCATTCTCAGTAAAGAGAAACGTAATTCCTATCTTAGGTAAGTTTTTACCAAAAACTTTAAAAGAAAAGATATTTGAAAAGGGAGTAACTGAAATAAACATCTTATTAGATGCTGATGCAATTGATGATTCCACAAAGCACGCAGAGTACTTTATTAAAAATGGTATAAAGGTAACAAACATTATACCCACAGAAAGTGATGCTGGTGATATGGGATTTGATAAAGTAAATGAATTACTAAAAGAAACCGAAGAAAGTGGTTGGGATGATTTAATCCTATCAAAACTAAACAATTTATGAAGGTAGAAAAGATTTACCATTTAGCGGATTTACATATCCGTAACTTAAAAAGACATAAGGAGTATAGAGAAGTATTCCAAAAGTTTTTAGATAATGTAGATAGAGATAATATTGAAAACTCTATCATTTACTTAGCTGGTGATATTGCACATGCTAAAACTGAAATGAGTCCTGAATTAGTAAGGGAAATCAGTTGGTTCTTAACCGAATGTGCCAATAGAAAAGAAACATTCTTAATTACTGGTAATCACGATTGTAACTTAAACAACAACTATCGTTTGGATGTACTTACACCAATCGTAGAAAATTTAAATAATGAAAGAATACATTACCTTAGAGATACTGGTATCTATCCCTTCCATAATATTACTTTTGTGGTATATTCGATACTCGATGAAAAAGAGAATTGGCCAAAGGCGGAATTGGTAGAAGGTGAGAATACAATATGTTTATTCCATGGACCTGTAAATTTAGCACAAACTGATATCGGATACACCGTATCATCCAACTCATTCACAACTGATATGTTTGAAGGATTTGATATGGTGATGTTAGGTGATATTCACAAAAGACAAACATTAGGAACTCCAACCATTGCTTATGCTGGTTCTATGATTCAACAAAATCACGGAGAAGCATTGGATAAGCATGGTTACTTATTATGGGATGTTGAGAGTAGAACTTTCGAAGAGTTCGATATCGAAAACGATTATGGTTTCTATACATTAGATGTAAACGATGGTATTGTACCTGATGTATCTGATATGCCAAAGAAACCTCGATTGAGAGTTCGTATCTCAAATACCGACCCATCTCAGATTAAGAGAGCATTAACTGAAATCAAAAAGAAATACCAAGTAGAGGAATTCACTGTTACGAGAATGGATACCATCTCAAAACAAAAGCAAGGTAACTTTGATGATAAGTTGGCAATTGGAAATGTGAGAGATGTAGAATTCCAAAACGAACTAATCAAAGATTACTTAGAAAGACAATTCCTTGCGGATAACGAAACTATTGATAAGATTCAGCAAATCAATAGAGAGATGAACACAAAGTTGGTAGATGATGATGTTGTTCCAAACATCCAATGGATACCAAAGCAATTTGAATTCTCTAATATGTTCTCATATGGTGAGAACAATAAGATTCGATTTGATAACGCTAAAGGAATGGTGGGAGTATTCGCACCAAACGCTAGTGGTAAATCATCCCTATTTGATGCTATCTCATTTTGTATTTTTGACAAGACAAGTAGAACCTACTTAGCAAAGAACATAATGAACAATAGAAAATCAAACTTCTATTGTAAACTAAACTTTCAGATTGATGGAGTAGATTACTTCATTGAAAGAACGGCTAAGTTAATTAACAAAGGAAAGAATGTAAAAGTAGATGTAAGCTTTTGGAGAGAAGATGGTGGGGGTATCACTTCTTTAAATGGAGAGCAGAGAAGAGATACAAACGCAATGATTCAACAATACTTAGGTACTTATGATGATTTCGTACTCACCACTCTTTCACTCCAAGGTAACAACTCTTTATTCATTGATAAATCACAAACGGAGAGAAAGGAAATCCTAGCTCAATTTATGGGTGTAGATGTATTCGATAAACTCTACAACTTTGC